AGAAAAGATAATTACGAGGAGTATGTCTGCGGCTGAGATTATGGATCTCACAGGCCATAACAAGTCTGGTATGTATCAAATTTTGAACAGGCTAATCCGTGAAGAAAAGATCAAAAAAATCGGCCTCAGATACGCCCCAACTGGATATTCTGACAAACCCATCTCCAACAAACGAGATGAATACTTCTCCGCAGACCCCTTCAACCTGTCTGGACTGCGAAAGCATAGGCGTATTCAATCTAAACTGCGGGCGATGCAGACTAAGAATTCTCGTTACGGAACAATGCAAGGTGCTGCGGCAGCAGATAAGGGACTCAATTTTATTCAGATACGGGGAGCCTGATGGAGACTGGAAAACCAACAATTGTGGCTGTGAAAGAACCTGCGAACGAAGGGCAAATAGGCGGTCAGCACTATAAACGCCTCACGATACAACCGTGGGATTATGTCTTGGCTAACGAGCTTGGCTACATGGAAGGCTCGGTAATTAAATACATTTCCCGCTGGAAGAATAAGAACGGGCTGGAGGATCTCTACAAATGCCGACACTTCCTAAACAAGCTGATAGAACACGAGGAGAGTAAAAAATGAAAGCATACAAATTTGCTGGTGCAGACTATGTTCCCGAAAGGGACAATCCACGCCTTACTGGGCAACTTCTAAGAATCTGGGATGTTGTTAAAAGCGGAAGGTGGAAAACGCTTGCTGAAATCTCGGCAAAAACTGGAGACCCAGAGGCAAGCATTAGCGCACAACTAAGGCACTTGCGGAAGCCTCGCTTTGGTGGCTACGAAGTAGAGCGCGAGATGGTTAAAGACGGTTTATATCGTTACCGAGTTCTTCCTAATACTGGCGGCAAACCATCCTCAGAGCCACGCAGGAAAAAAAGAAAATGGGTCGGGCTTGATGATGTTGAGATCATGGGTATGACTTGCGAGTGCGTGGATGACGGAACATTTGATATGAATTGCGCGATGATCTTTGCCAGGGCTATAGAGGCCGAACTAAAGGCTAGGAATGTATCGCAACCCTAAACTCCTAAAAGCCGTTGCCTCTCTGCCCTGCCAGCATTGCGGTATAGAGGGGCAGACTCAGGCCAGTCACGCTAACTGGGGGTCTTGGTCTGGAAAAGGCATGGGCCTTAAGGCACACGATGTATATAGTTGTGCGCTGTGCATTTCCTGTCACGCAATGGTCGATTCTGGCAAGGATCTGGCTAAGTGGGAAAGAGAAGAACTATGGCTGCGGGCTTGGAGAAAAACGATGTTTGAACTGTTCGATAGGGGGTTAGTGGATGTACGAGCTAAAACATAAGTGGACGACCTGCAAACGATGTGCGGGCAGAATCCGCAAGGCACGAGCAAGAAAATACTGCAACCCTTGTTTTAAGGTGATCTATGGCTATGTCCCCAACACAATTATCTCTGGCTTGGCTAAAAAAGGAGGGCTATCTAGCCGAGGTAGTGGAAAAGTGGATACCAGGGGCGAACATCAGGAAAGACCTGTGGGGGTGGACTGACATCGTAGCTATCCGAGATGGTGAAACTGTTGCGGTGCAATGTACGAGTTGGGACAACATTTCTAGCAGGGTAAGAAAGATAGAAGAATCCGATACCGTAGGCCCAGTCAGGAAAGCCAATTGGAATATCTGGGTTATAGGCTGGAAGAAGAAAGATAACAGGTGGGTTCACAAACTGGTGGACATTTCTTAGGTATACTGTTTAACGAAGTGGTGTGCTATTCTGAGTGTGCCTCAACCTCCGAGGCATTTCTCCTCCTCCCCGTCATAGGGGTTAGCCCGCCACTCGCGGGCTTTTTTTTGGAGAAACGATGAGCAACAAAGACCGAGTTATGAACGCCTGTAGAGATCAGGCCAGAAGCGCAACCGAGATTGCGACCCTACTTGAGATGCCTAAACAGTTGGTAAAAGTCACGCTGCTTTACTGCTGGAACAGGGGATATGTAAACCGAGAGAAGAAAGACCGCACAGGAAAAGGCCCGAAGCAGGAATACTTCTATTTATGTCGGTATTAATCTATTCCGCAAATGTGGGCGGGTATGACCATCGCCATGCCCATACAGAGCAGAGCATTCCCGTAGACTTTAAGTATTACGAGGAACCCCAGTTTGGCATGAGTTCGATGTTGGAGGCCAAATGGTACAAGCTCCATCCGTCTGAAGACTACGACTACACCATCTGGATAGACTCATCTGTTCGTATCAAGTCGCCTCACTTTGCCAAATGGTGCGTGGATGCGGCTAAAGACAAGTGGGCGATATTCCGACATCCCAACAGGCAATGCGCCTATAAAGAGGCTGAGTTCGCCCAGGACATGAAGAAGTATTACAACTGCCCGACACGAGAGCAGATGGCTCACTACCGTTCTGAGGGCTTTCCAGAGAACTTTGGGTTATATGCCTGCACGATGATTGCGCGGTCACGGTGGGGTAAAGAGATAAACGAGGACTGGTGGACAGAAATCAACAAGTGGTCATTCCAAGACCAGATTTCGCTTCCCTATGTCCTGTGGAAGCATAAAGAGACCATTTACGACCTGCCTTGCTCGTTTCCTAGCAACATGGTTCAGCTAAACACAGGCCACAGAGGGGAGGGCTACAAAATATGTCCGCGATAGTCATAGCCACAAAGAACAGCAAATGCTTACCAATGCTTGCGGCAAGCATAACCTTTTACTTACCTGAGTTTTTTACAGTCTATATCTCAGGTTCGGGCATGATCATGCCCAAACATAGGACTATCACAAGTGATAATACTGCGGACAACTTTGGGGATGCCTACAATGCTGTGGCATTACAGGCTTTTGAGGATGGTCACGAGGACATTATTGTCTGTAACGATGATGTAGTTCTTACGCCTTACACCTGGCAGATGATGGCTGAAGACCTGAAGATCATCCCAGAGAAAAACCGTTGTTGGGTTGCTGCTCGATCTGACTACGCCAGGGGGATGCAGAACATCCGCTATCAACAAGACGGAGACAGGAATGGAACCATACGCCATGCCTCAGAAGATTCCATTATTGAGGTGGATGTCATAGCCCCGATATTCGCTCACATAACCAAGAACGCTTGGATAAATTTCCCTCCCTTGAACTGGTTTTCAGACGATATTCAATGCCTCGACTTACAGTCTACGGGTGGCAAGCACTATATTTCCAGATCGTATGTCCACCATGTCGGGAGCCAGACCTGCGGGTCAGACTTTAAGCAATGCATAGAGGACGCGAAGCCTTGGATACAAGCCAACAGACCAGAACTTGCGGCAACATGGTTCAAGACGAGTTAAAGAACTGGAGTTGGTGGCTGGCAGGGTATGTTGGCCCACCTGTGCAAGATAAAGCCGCATCTGCGGAGGGTAATTATGTTTCCGAGGAAATCTGGGAAGGACAGGAAGCTAGATACGAGCCTGATGCCTTGGCTGCGGAAAGGGTGGAGGAAATTGTCAGAAATCTTCCTAGTTTTTCGAGAATCGTACTCAAGGCCGCCTATGTCCAGTATCCCTACCATTCTGAACACAGCATTGCACAGCGTCTCAGGATCAGCACAGACAGGTACAAATCCGAGCTTCAAAAAGCGCACGAAATGGTTGCGAGAAAGTTGAAAAACGACTAGACTAAAAGGCGGGGAAGTCTACCCTAAAATTTCGTAAGGAGCCAACCATGTACGGCAAAAAGAAAAAGCCCATGCCTGGGAAAGGTAAGAAGAAGTGAAGGACAAAGGCATTACCGTAATGATTGGCTTACTTGGCCCAGGTAAGCAGATGGGTAAAGAAGCTGATTCCCTGTTAGAGGATGATATGTCCGAGTGTCCACTTGCGGCACAGGATGAGATTGTCAACAAGGGCAACAAACAGAAAGCTATCCTTACCGCAAGCTATGGCCCTGCGGAAGATGAAAAGATGTGCGGCAACTGTGAATACGGCATGAAGCTGAAGGGTTGCGGCCTTAAGAAAGGCGAAGTGTTCTGCGACATCTTTGAGTTCAAGTGTGCGGAAAAGAATGTCTGCGATGCTTGGGACTCGATGGAAGAAGAAGAATAGTGTGGCTGCCAGTCGTGTTTTTCTGCGCGACTGGTTCTTGTCAATTCTGGACGGATGCCGCATATAACAGCCAGAAAGACTGTATTCAGGCGGTTGCAAAAGTCATAGAGATTATCGACTCGCACCCTGAGACAACGGTTGCGGGCCAATGCCTACAAGTCAAGGAAAGGTTAAAAAATGCCTCCCACCAGTCGTAGCCAAGCAAGGCTGATGTATGCGGTTGCCAACAATCCTAAGTTAGCCAAGGAAACTGGTATTTCTCAGAAAGTAGCCAAAGAATTTACTGCGGACATGGGTTCGATGAAAGGGCTACCTGAGAAAAAGAAGAAGAAAAAATGAAGGTACGAGATGCAGCTAAAATCTTTGAGAAGTATGATCGTAAGACTACATCTGCGATGGCTGAACACAATCGCGAGGGTGGCTCAGTCCGTAAGCCAGTTCGTAGCACCAAAAATGCAAGTACCGCTGACAAGTACGATAGAGCCAAATTCATCTACCGAAAGGCCGCGCAAGCGATCACAGCGGGCCATCCACTCAAAAACGATAAGGGCGAACCAACGCCAGCGGCTCTCCAATTCAAAAGGTGGGCAGCAAAAGTTCCCCAGAACCAAGACGACCTCAGAGAGCTAAAAGCCCTTGGCGCAAGACTCAAAGCACGATACAAGCCCAAAGATTCTTAACCTCGGGTCTGGTAAAGACTGGCGCAAGGATTGTCTCAATGCGGACATCCAGCCAGAGAAGAACCCAGACTGGGTGCTAGACATTCAGAATGTACCTTGGGGTGAAAAGCTCAACACGAGACTGGGTATATTTACAGTAGAGCGCGGGATGTTCGACCAGATCATTGCCAACGATGTTCTGGAGCATATTCCCGACTTAGTCAAGGCGATGACCAACTGCAAGGATTTACTGCGGGATGGTGGCGAGTTTCACATCCATGTGCCGTATGACCTCAGTTTTGGTGCGTGGCAAGACCCCACTCATGTGCGGGCATTTAATGAACGAAGCTGGCTCTACTATACGGACTGGCATTGGTATCTCAATTGGAAGGACAGGTTCTACATGAAAGAGCTTGTCTTCAACGCAAACCCTGACATGGATGTCCCTGCGGAGGCGTTACCTTACACCCCGAGGGCTGTAGATTCCATGTCTGTTATTTTGGTAAAAGGAAATGGCTGAACTTACCGCACCGCAACAGAATAGGCTCTTAGGCCAGTTAGCGAATATGCTACGGGCTACAGAGGGCGACATTGCGGCTCCAGAGTTCTTGCCTCGCCAGTTAGATGTTATGGGTCTGGTTCGCCAGCTTATGCTTCCCTCTGCGGAAACAGTAGAGAAGATGTCTTATGGTGATCCTCTGTTTAGGATGCCCATGCAGTCCAACATCCCCATTACTGCGGACAGGGAATACCTAGCAGACATAGCGGGGATGATTCCTTTTGGTGCGCCTGCGGCTAGACCGACATCTAGGGGCATACAGGACTTAGTGCGGCAGATACAGACAGAACCTCCTACGGGTGCTATTAGCCCAGAGATTGCGGCTAGGGTGTTACCTGAGACTAAGGTGGTATCAGACACCAATAAGCCCATTGTTGCGTATCACGCCACAGGCAAAGAGATTGACCAGTTAGATCCTACGATGGCTTCTGGCAAATCTGCGGGTAGTGGCACTTTCTTTTCTTCCAACCCATATACAGCGTCAACTTACGCTCTTGGTGAGTCTCCTAATGTTATCCCTGCCTACTTAGACTTCAAGAGGCCAATGGTTGTAGATGCTCAAGGTGCAAACTGGAATAGGTTAAACAAGAAGGCAAAGGTGGACTTGCCTGATGCTAAACAAACTACGCTAGGTAGGATTTTTGGCGATGAGTTGCGGTATGTAGACGACTACGCCTCTACAGACGATCTTGCGCGGTATGCAAAGCAACAAGGGTATGACGGTCTTGTTGTTAGGAATGTTGTGGATCACGGCCCTGCGGGTAGGTTCTCAACAGATGAGGCATTAGAACCATCTGACATTTATGTGGCTTTTGATAAGCAAAACATTCGGTCTGCACTAAGTGATGAGCAAATGGCTGGCCTCCTAGACCAACCAGCACAGAGTGTAAATCTACAGTCGATTGTTGAAAAAGCACAAAGTAAGAATATAGATTTACAAGTATCTGAGTCTGGCAACCTTATAGATGTTGGCCTGATAAAAGTACCAAAAAGGGGTAAGGGTCTAGGCACAGAAGCTATGCAAGACTTAATAGATTATGCGGATCAGACTGGCAAGCAGATCAGACTTATCCCAGATCCCAACATTGCTAAGAATGTAGACCCTGAAAGACTGGTAAGTTTTTATGAGCGTTTAGGGTTTCAGAAGCAAGAACCGATTGCGGGCGAAACAGTACCAGGAAGTAGCTTTAGGAAGTATTCACCAACTTACTGGTTATACAGTCCGAAATAAACTGTTGTAATATAGCAACATCACGAACACCCCGTAGAGGATTCGACAAATGGAACATGAAAATTTAGAGGAAGCAAAATCAAGTTGGGGCGGCTCCAGAGCAGGAGCAGGTAGACCCAAAGGGGCGACTAATAAGATCCCCAAGCAAGTAAAAGAGAACATCGTTGCGGTCTTTGATGAGCTAGGTGGACTAGAAGAGATGGTCAACTGGGCAAAGTCAGACCCCAAGAATCAGACAGAGTTTTACAGGTTCTACTCTAGGCTGGCTCCGATAGAGCAGAAGGTGGTGGGCGACCCAGATCAGCCTCTCAACATTGGGGTTGGATGGATAAAGTAGTCACGATTCCTTACAAGCCGAGGGAGAAACAGCTTGCGATCCATGAGGCAGTTGATACTCACAGATTTTCAGTTGCAGTCTGCCATAGAAGGTTTGGCAAGACAGTTTCGGCAATCAACCAGCTTATTAAGGCTTCGGTGCTGTGCGGACGGGAGAATCCTCGCTATGCCTACATCGCGCCCACATTCACGCAAGCCAAGAGAGTCGCCTGGGATTACTTAACGCATTACACGAGGCCTTTAGAACCCAAGGTCAACATTAGTGAACTGCGGGTGGACTTTCTAGGTAGGCGCATCTCACTTTACGGTGCAGACAATCCCGACAGCTTGCGGGGCATCTATTTAGACGGTGTGGTTCTGGATGAAGTAGGGGATATGAACCCTAAGATCTGGAACGAGATCATAAGACCTGCGCTTACGGATAGGCAGGGATGGGCGTTATTTATCGGAACCCCAAAGGGTGCTAACCATTTCAAAGAGCTAAGAGATCGTGCCGAGACGGAAGATGGGTGGTCATTACTGGAGTTTAAGGCTTCGCAGACTGGCATCGTTGACCAAGCCGAGCTTGAGGCGGCAAAGCGAGAGATGGGGGATGATAAGTACGCTCAAGAGTTTGAGTGTTCGTTTTCCGCTGCGGTTGAGGGTTCTTACTACGGGCAGATTCTTAACGACCTCCCAGAAGAACGCTATAAGGAAATCCCAAGGGACGACCTCTGCAAAACCTTTGCGGCGTGGGATCTGGGGATGGGCGACTCTACGGCAATATGGATTGCTCAAGTCGCGGGTCAGGAAGTTAGGCTTGTTGACTATATTGAGAACCACGGTCAGGGTTTAGATTGGTATGTGCGGGAGTTAACGCATAGAGACTGGCATAAGGCCACTCACTTACTTCCACACGATGTGCAGGTCAGAGAGCTAACCACAGGCAAAAGCCGTTTAGAAGTCCTCAGAGAGGCTGGCTTAGATTGTACGGTGGTGGCTAGGCTAAATGTAGACGATGGCATACAGGCCGTTAGAAGGCTCTTGCCGAGGTGCTGGTTCAGTCTACCTGCGGTAAAACAGGGTTTGGACTGCCTGCGGAATTACAGGAGGGAGTTTGATGAGAAGCGACAAGTTTTCTTTGCTCGTCCCCTTCACGACTGGTCAAGTCACGGTGCAGACTCGTTTCGTTACCTCGCGCTTGGCATAGAGACAAACTCTACCTGGGATAAACCCATAAACATCAAAACTAATTGGATTGTGTAAATGGATGATCTAAAGTTAAAAACGGTAGTCCAGAGCGAGATAGACAATGCTCTTGGATATATCGAGACAGAGACTACGGAAGAGCGTAGGAAGGCGATCAATTACTACAATCGTGCGCCCTATGGCAACGAGGTAGAGGGTCGCTCCACCATTGTTACGGGTGAGGTTGCCGAGGCTGTGGATGCGGCTCTGCCTGCGCTGCTCCGTGTTTTCACACAAGGCGATGATATTGTTCGTGCGGAGCCAGAAGGCCCAGGCGATGAGGAAATCGCTAAACAGATCACGCAATACCTGAACTACATCTTTTACCGCGACAACCCTGGCTTCTCCATCCTGAACATCTGGTTCAAGGACGCTCTGCTACAGAAGAACGGAATTGTTAAATGCTGGTGGGACGATGAGAAGCAGGTCAACTCTGAGGAGTACGAGAACCTCACAGAGGAAGAACTTACTCTCATGCTTGCGGATGAGACTGTAGAAGTCGTAGAGCAAGATCAGCGTCAGGTTGGTGAGGTGCAGGTTCCCCCGACCCCTGAAGAGATGATGATGGCCCAACAGACTGGGGTTCCTCCTGTTCCCCGTACTGAGCCAGTCTATGTCTACGATGTGAAGATTAAGCGGGTTAAGAAGTTTGGTCAGGTCAGGATTGAGAATGTGCCTCCTGAAGAGTTCATCATCAGCAAGAAGGCGCGTACCATTTCGGATACACCCTTCTGCGCCCACAGGAAGCTCACAACCCGTTCAGAACTGATTGCGATGGGGTTTGATGCAGATGTGGTGGACAACCTTCCCGCTTACCAAGACCTAGACTTTACGCCTGAGAGGGTCGCCAGATACACCCAGGGCGAGCAGCCTATGGATCAGTCTGCGGCTATAGATAAGAGCATGGAAGAGGTTGAGACCTTTGAGTGCTACATCCGTACAGACTTTGATGATGACGGGATTGCGGAACTCCGTAAGGTCTTTTATGCGGGCAATGAGATTCTGGATAACGAAGAGATAGACTATGTGCCGTTTTGCTCTATCTGCCCGATTCCCATGCCGCACAAGTTCTTTGGTCACTCGCTGGCTGACAGGACGATGGACTTACAGCTTATTAAGTCCACGATTACCCGACAGATCCTAGACAACCTCTATCTGACCAACAATGCGCGGGTTACTGCCATAGATGGCGCAGTAAACCTAGACGACCTTTTAACCGTCACTCCAGGTGGAGTGGTGCGGGTTAAGTCTGCAAACGCAGTTACCCCGATTACGGTTCCCCCAGTTGCGGGTCAATCGTTCCCCATGCTGGAATACTTGGACAGGATTCAAGAGAAGCGCACAGGGATTACGGCAAACTCACAAGGTTTAGACCCCAACATCCTACAAAACACCACGGCAGCGGCTGTTGCGGCTATGCAGAACGCTGCGGCTGGCAGGATCGAGTTGGTGGCTCGTACCTTTGCGGAAACGGGTGTAAGAGATTTGTTTTTAAGTATGTTGCACCTCGTCTGTAAGTACCAAGATAAGGCGCGTATTGTGCGTTTAGCGGGCAAATATGTGAGCGTAGACCCCCGTGAGTGGAAGTCTCAATACGATGTATACATCAATGTCGGACTAGGAACAGGAAGCAGAGAACAGCAGTTGGCTATGCTTTCTATGGTTCTTCAGAAACAGGAGCAATTACTTGGAACGCCTGGAATTGGTCAAGCTCTGGTTGGCATCGAACAATATAGATCCGTCCTTGGCAGATTTGTCGAGAGTGCTGGATTTGCGGATTCAGCAGAGTTCTTCCGAGAAGTATCTCCAGAACAACTCCAGCAGATGCAACAACAGGCTGGAGCGCAGGGCGATCCACAGGCCCAGGCAATGATGGCTCAAGTCCAGGCGCAGATTCAGGCCGCACAAGCCAAACTGCAAGCGGACATCCAGTTAGAGCAACAGAAGGCTCAAGCCGATATTGCGTTGCAACGAGAGAAAGCTGCGGCAAGTATCCAGTTGGAGCGTGAGAAGGCAGAAGCCAACCTACAGTTGAAGGTTGCGGAGTTCCAAGCAGAAGCCCAGATGAAGGCCGCAAAGGTCGGTGCTGAGATCACAGCCAATGTCGAGATCCCTGGAGAGCAGAGAATTTGAACGAAGCAGAACGGGCGCAAGCCTACCTACAAGACGAGTTTTTCTTAGGTGTTGTGGAAAAACAACGCTCGTTGTATATTAGCAACATTGTTAACAGTACCCAAGAAGATGTGGAGGGTAGGGAAGTCAACTACCTAAAGCTGCGGGTACTAGATGAATTTATAGCGTCAATCCAGTCCATTGCGGATAACAAGCTGGTGGAAGGGAAACGCTGGAAGATTTTTTAATTACTAGGAGTCAGTATGGACACCAACCCTGAAGGGAGTGTTAAAACCGTTAGCGATGCAGCCAACGCTTTTCTAGGAATGATGGAGCCAGAGGAGGCGCAAGCCCAACCCGAGGTTCAGGAAGAACTAGAGACGGAGGCTGTAGAACAAGCAGAGTACGAGGACGAGTCTGAAGTTGTGGATGAGTCTGAAGAAGAGGCTACTGAAGAAGAACCCACCCCCACCTACAAAGTACGAGTAGGCAAGGAAGAGGTCGAGGTTCCTCTTGATGAGCTTCTCAAAGGTTACTCGCGAACTGCTGACTATACGCGCAAGACTCAAGAGATTGCGGATCAGCGTAAGGCTGTAGAGGCTGAGAAGGCAAAGATTGAGGAAGCGTCAAAACTCCGAGACACCTACGCACAGAGACTTGGCATTATCGAGCAAATGCTTAAGCAACAAGACTCAGGCGAGGATCTGGCATCACTAAAAGAGACCGACCCAATTGGTTATGCGGTGAAAGTCGCAGAGCAGGCCGAGAGGGAAAAGCAGTTGTCTGCGGTTCGTGCGGAACAACAGCGTATCGCTCAACAGCAACAGTCCGAGCAACAGGAACGATTAAAGTCGTATCTTGCACAAGAAGCTCAGAAGTTGGCTGAAGCAATACCTGAGATGAACGATCCTGCGAAGGGTCAAGCCATCCGTACAGACATCAGAAACTTTGCACAGAAACTGGGCTACTCAGAACAAGAGTTGTCACAGGTTTATGACTCTCGTGCGGTTACGGCACTCTATAAAGCGATGCAATACGACAAACTAATGTCAGGCAAGGGCGATGCGACTAAGAAGGTTCAGCAAGCCCCGAAGATGTTAAAACCTGGGACTTCCACGCCAGAGGCAAGGCAGTCTCAAGAAGTAAAACAGTTACGAGGTCGCCTCAAAAAGTCTGGTAAGGCTAAAGACGCGGCTTCTCTATTTGAACGCTTTTTGTAAAGGAAATTAAAATGGCTGCTACCTTTTCATCGCATACCGTTATCGGTCAACGCGAAGACCTAATTGATGTCATCTATGACATTTCGCCCCAAGACACTCCTATCATGTCCTCTATCGGTAAGGGTTCTGCCCGCGCTGTTTACCATGAGTGGCAGACGGACTCCCTGGCTGCGGCTACTACTGCCAACGCTGCGGTTGAAGGTGCTGACGCTACGGACGCTTCTGTAACGCCTACTACTCGCCTTGGTAACTACACTCAGATCGTAACTAAGACCGTTCGTGTCTCGGGTACGCTTGAGTCTGTAGACAAAGCTGGTCGTAAGTCGGAGAAGGCTTATCAGATGGCTAAAGCCTCTGCCGAGCTTAAGCGCGACATCGAGACCATCATTACTGCCAACCAAGGCCGAAGTGCTGGTAGCACTACGACTCCCCGCACGATGGGTTCGCTCCTTTCTTGGATTAAGACCAACTCCTCAGTTAACGGCACTTCCGTAACTGGTGTTGATCCCACCACGATTGGTGTTTCTACCCGTACAGACGGTACGACTCGTACATTTACTGAAGCCCTCCTTAAGGATGTCATTCAGGAAGTGTTCGTTTCTGGTGGTACTCCCACGCTGGCTGTTATGCGTCCTGCTCTTAAGCAGAAAGTCTCTGGCTTTACTGGTAACGCTGCTTATCGTGTCAATACCGACAACTCGGTTGGCAATGTAACAGTCGTTGCAGGGGCCGATCTCTATCAAAGTGACTTCGGAATTCTCCAGTTAGTAAGTGATCGCTTTATGCGTTCGGAAGACCGTGAGTGCCTTATCCTTGATCCTGAGTACGCTGAGTTGTCCTATCTGCGTCCTTTCCAGACCAAGGATCTCGCCATTACTGGTGACTCCGAGCGTTCGCAGATTCTTGCTGAGTTGACGCTTACGGTTCGTAACGAAGCTGCCCACGGTATCGTGGCTGACCTCAACACGAACTAAACTGCTGTAAAATGGGGGGTGGGTAACTGCCCCCCAATTTAGGAGTTATATGCCTAAGATATTCGCGCAAGACCTGGACACCCAAACGGTACAGATTGCACATGAAGACGGAGAAGGCGGTCTCATCATAGAGACCAAACAGAATGTTCAGCCCTTCTTAGAACAGAATAAAGCCTCTTATGCCCAGATAGATGAGCGGGCGAAATGGGGAGAGTTTACAAAGATTGCCAGTATTCCTTTTGCGGTCATTCAAGAGTTGAACAAAAAAGGGATTCTGCGCGGGTTTCATATCGTTGACCAAAAAGCTATGAAAAAGTGGATTAACGATCCTGACAACCGTTTCTTTAGAACTCGACCTGGGAGGATTTAATGCGCGTAGCAATATGTATCCCTTCACGAGGGGATATGATGATGGGGACAGCGTTTGACCTAGCAACCATGACTGGCTACGACTCTCGGTTTCGGGATGGTACTCAGGCTCTTTATACCGTTGCGGGTACGCTGATATTTGACCAACGCAACAAGTTAGCAGAAGTCGCATTAAACGAGGGTGCAGATTACATCCTCTGGTTGGATGCGGATATGCGGTTTCCTAAGAACACTATCGAGCGTTTACTGGCCCACGATAAAGACATAGTGGGGGTAAATGCGACAACCCGTAACTACCCTGTTAGCCCTACTGCCAAGCATTTAGAGTGTGACTTTGATAAGAACACCTCGACTTGGATACCAGTCAACAGTAAGAACAAGACAGGAATAGAGAAGGTTGCGGCTATAGGCTGCGGAGTGGCTTTAGTAAAGCGCAAGGTGTTTGAACAGACACCTCAACCTTGGTACTGGTTTCATCCTCTCAAGTCAGGCAAGATTCTGGGAGAGGACATTCACTTTTGCATTGCGGCTCACGATGCTGGATTTGAGACTTGGGTAGATCATGGCCTGAGTAACGAGATCGGGCATATAGGCCAATACACTTATTCATGGAGTGACATTAAGGATGGCTCTGACCAACTACAGCGACCTAAAAACAACAGTCGCAAATTATCTAGGAAGAAGCGATCTAACTAGCGTTATTCCAGACTTTATCGCTTTAGCTGAGATTCGTCTGTCCCGCCAGTTACGACTGCGGCAGATGTTAAAGACGGTGAGTTCGTCCACCACAGGCGGCACAAGCACAGTAGGACTTCCATCAGACTTTCTGTCTATGCGGGACATTTACATAGACCAGAACCCACGGCAGAGCCTTTCCTACCTGTCTCCTTCTGCGTTTACGAGGGATGCTAGGGCTGCGGAATCAGGGCTACCTGTGTTCTACACACAAAAGGGATCAGAAATTGAGCTTGCTCCTATCCCTGACACGAACTACACCTTGGTAATGCTGTATTACGCAAAACCCGAGGCTTTATCTGACAGCAATACGAGTAACGAGTTTATGGCGGTCTGCCCAGATGCGCTTCTGTACGGAGCCTTACTGGAGGCCGAGCCTTATCTTATGAACGATGCAAGGGTAGTTGTTTGGACGCAGCTTTATGGAAATGCGGTGTCTGCCCTTGCGGAATCCGACAACACCTCTGAATACGCAGGGGTTCCACTTACCATGTCCGTCACATCGAGGTAACTATGGCTGAACTATCAAACTATCTGGAAAACAAACTGTTAGACCATGTGTTGCGTGGCACAAGCTATACCTCGCCTAGCACGGTCTATGTCGGTCTCTACACTTCTGACCCTGGCGATGACAACTCAGGCACAGAATGTACGGGTGGTGCTTATGCTCGGCAGGAGCTTTCTGTTACGACTGCCTCTGGTGGCATTGTGACTTCTTCTGCGGATGTAACTTTCCCACAGGCTACGGATGATTGGGGAACGATCTCCCACATTGGTATCTTGGATGCGGTGTCTTCTGGGAATCTGCTGATGCATACCGAGTTGACCACCTCTAAGACCATTTCTACAGGCGATGTCCTCAAGATCTCGACTGGTAGCCTTACCGCAAGTCTGGACTAAATGTCCCTCACGCTTGAGCAACTAGACCAGTTTGGTACGCTTGACTCCCTCCCATTCAGTCTGGATAACAACTGGACGGATGAGGGTGTCTGCGGGCCATTTACGCTAGAAGGTTTAGATGCGTTTGGCAGTATAGACTCACTTGGATTTAGCCTAGACGACAACATCTGGCTGTCCACCACCACCTGTGCAAAGGTCGCTTATGCGGAGATCACAGGAACGGGAACGCTAATAGCAACTGCGGACTTCAGATTACCTATTCTGGTCTCTGGAAGCATTACAGGGGTTGGAACGCTTACAAGCGAAGCCTTCCTAAACAGACTCGCAGAAGGTGCCATAACAGGCACAGGAAGCCTCAGTAGTAACGCGGTGCGTATACAAAGCGCAGCCGCAGAAATTACAGGCACAGGAACGCTGACAGCAGACGGAACACGAGTTCAGTTTGTAGACGGTGCGATTACAGGTACAGGAAGCCTGACTGCGGGAGCGTTTAAGCAACGATTGGTCTCTGGGTCTATAACAGGCACAGGATCACTTTCTGCGCTTGCTGGCTTTACCGCAGAGGGTACAGCAGAAATTGCGGGTGTCGGTTCTCTGACATCAGCTACAAATGTAGTAGCAAACATTCAAGCCCAAGTAAACGGTGTGGCTAACCTTATTTCTTCTCTCTACAAGTACGGGGAGGAGTGGTCACAGATTGCGGATGAGGCAAATACTTGGGCAGCGGTTCCTGCGGAGTCTAATACTTGGACTCAGGTTGCAGAAGGTTCTAATACTTGGTCAACCATTCCTGCGGGATCTAACACTTGGACAACTTCTGAGGTGGAAGCAAGCACATGGCTTTAAGCAAAGTAACTTTTACAGAGTGGCTTCCTGACCAGCCTGGGGTAGTCGGAGCGTTAACCAATGCCCGCAATGTCTTTCCTAAAGCTGTCGGTTATGGGCCTTTCCCTGAAGAGGAAGATTACTCTCTAGCGGCAAGTGAAGACTTAAACAATATCGCGGCAGGGATTGACTCTGGCGGTAGCACGAGAATCTTTGCGGGTAGTAACACGAAACTCTTTCTCTTAGACTCCGCAGACCTGTCTTTAGATGATGTATCAGGGACAACTTATACAAGCTCAGACAGGTGGCGTTTCGTGCAGTTTGGCGACTATATGATTGCCACAAATGGGCAAGACAGGGTTCAGTATGCGGATATGTCGTCCACCACAATCTCATTTGCTGATATAGATGCATCTGCGCCTACAGCACGATTCTTAACGGTTGTCCGAGATTTTGTTGTGGTGGGCAACACAAATACTGCGCCCAACGAGGTTGTCTGGTCAGGGATCAACAACCCGAATACTTGGGGTAATACCTCCATTACTCAGTCCGACAATCAAGTTGTTCCTGATGGCGGTGAGGTCAGAGGGATCACGGGTGGTGAGTTTGGACTGATACTGTTAGAGCGTTCTGTTATCAGAATGTCCTATGTTGGTTCTCCTATCATCTTCCAGTTTGACAACATTGCTAGAAATCTAGGCTGTTATGAGCCTAACTCGGTTATCCAATGGCAGGGTATTACTTACTGGCTTGCGGACGATGGGTTTTATGCCTGTAACGGTGAGACGATAGAGGGCATAGGCGCGGAGAAGGTCAACAGGCACTTCTTTGACACGCTCCAAGAGTCCTCGATCTCTAATATGTCTGCGGCTATAGACCCCTTCCGAGCTTTGGTCATGTGGGGTTATCCTACGATTGACGACACCTACAGGATTCTGATGTACCACATCCCGACTAAGAAGTGGTCGTTTGCGGATACAGGCATAAACAGGGTGGGTGATATTGCGACTCCTGCGGTGACGCTAGAGGGATTAGATGCCTATTCTGCTTCTCTGGATGCCCTACAGATTTCCTTAGATTCTAGGCAATGGCTAGGTGGGAAACTGTTAACAGCGGGTATATCTGGAGCCAAGATTATTACCTTTACTGGCCCAAACAAAGAGGCAAGGATTACCTCTGCGGATCTTGAGACTGGCGCAAACATGAGTATGGTGACTTTGGTTAAGCCAATAGTCGATAACGGGTCTGCAAGCGTGGCTGTGGATTCTCGGTTCAATCTAAGTGAAGCGGTGACATTTCCTACAGAAACTGCGGCTGATTCTGAAAATAGGGTTGGCGTAAGGTCTTTAGGGCGGTATCATAGAGTTCGAGTAATTCCGTCTGGAAATTGGACAACTGCAATCGGGTTTGAGGTTGATATTCAGCAAGCAGGTGGTCGTTAATGCAGTTTCGTAGGCTACCTACACTCGGTGGGACTCCCAGACAAGTTGCGGAGATCCTGAACAACACCATAGACGGTAAGACCAACAATACTGGCACGATCACGCTAAATACTGGCGATGCAACGAGTACGACTCTGTATGATGAGCGTATCTCTGCGGACACAAAGATAGTAATTCTCCCGTTTAGTAGTGCGGCATTTGATGACACAGCACCTTACGGTCAGTTTGTGTGTACGGCAGGACAGACTGCGGCTGCTATCAATACTGCATATGCCTTGGGATACAACACCACAACATTTTCAAGCGGCATTACGGTTGTAGACAACACCAAGATTACGGTAACAAGCCCAGGCGTTTACAATTTTACATTCTCGTTCCAGCTAGAGAACACAGACAATTCACAGCATGAAGTTAGCATCTGGAACAAAAAGAATGGGACAGATGTTGCGTACTCTAATCGGCTGGTGACTGTTCCAGCAAGAAAGAGCGCATCTATTTATGGGTATTCCGTTGGGTCTGTAAATATAGATCAGGAAATGGATGCGGGTGACTACTTGGAGAGTTACTGGAGTACGAGCAGCACATTAGTAAATTTTCACTCAACAGGGGCGCAGACAAGTCCTACAAGACCAGAAACGCCCTGCAAAATTATGACCGTGGAATACATAGCACCACAGGCTTATTCCAACATTTATGTTTCATCTCAGTCTGCGGGTCAGGCGACCATATCTCATTACGCCAATGACACAGCAGACAAGACTTATGCCTATATTCTAGTGGGGTAACTTATGGCAATCTCAGCACAAGATGTTCAAGCCTCGTATGCAGCGGCTGGACTTCCTCCTCCTACTGCGGAAGACATCCAATACTGGACGCAGACTTATGCTCAAACTCCAGATGTTGTTTACTCGCCAAACCCACAACAACAGGTTGTTAACGCCATTTTAGCGGCTGCTCCTGATGTATATGATCTTGGTCAGTTTAACTATCTTACTGGCGGCGCAGACTTAGGTGGAACGACTGGAATAAACATTCCGCAGATGACCACGCAAACAATTAACTTGCCCACCACAACTACTGGCGGTGCTACGGTGAACCTTCCTGCGGGCTTCCAAGGCGCAACCAGAGATCAGATCGTAGACCTCTACCGTTCTATTGGCCTTCCTAATCCTTCTGAGTCGGATATTAACTGGTGGATGAACTTCTCGCGGACTAACCCAGATGTGCTGTCTGCGTCTAATCCTATGACGCAACTTACAAATGCGTTTAGGGCGGCTTCTACACAGGGACTTACCCCTGCTGGATTGCCCACCACAGGCGAATCTCGTATAGACCCTGCGATTGCTCCCTACCTCACAGAGGCTTTAGGGGTAGCTCGTAATTTGTTTTTACAAGGCCCAGGCCCAGAACTTTATCCAGGCCAGATGTATGTCTCGCCTTCTGCACAAACCCTGCAAGCCCTCCAACAGGCAGAGACACTTGCGACCTCCCCTCAAGCACAGGCTTTAGGACAACAAGGTTTGCAAGCCTACGGTACTGCTTTAGGCGGTCTTCAGTCTATGGCTGCGGGTGACTATTTACAGTCTCCTGAGTACCAGCGTTATTTAGAGAGCGTAACGCGACCCGTTACAGAGCAAATTACCCAACAGATCCTACCTAGCATTGCTTCTCAGTATTCTGCGGCTGGACGCTATGGTTCTGGTGCTATGACAGAAGCCACAGGCAGGGCTACAGAGTTGGGAACAAGGGCTTTAGGTGATGTAACTGCACAGGTCGCGCAACAACAGCAGGGACGGATGTTAGAGGCTCAGACAGCCCTTCCGACATTCCTTGGTCAACTTCCAAGCGTTATGCAGGGGACGCTTGCTCCTTCTGCGGCATTGGCTCAAGTTGGCGCACAGCGAGAGGCTATTGCGGGCCAGCCTTTACAAGAAGCCATCCAGCGGTTTGAGTACGGTCAGCAGCTTCCTTACTCGCAACTCTCTGGTTACTTATCTTCTATCTACGGTTCGCCATTGGGCAATCTTGCACAACCACAAGGGGCGCAAACAAATAGGTTTGGTCAGACACTAGGCGGTGCGCTTATAGGCTCACAGTTGGGCGGTCTCTTTGGTGGTGCTGGCGGCTTTACTGGTGGACAAATCGGTACGGGCCTTGGTGCATTGGCTGGACTGTTATTCTAATGCTCAACTACCAAACAGTAGACTTCCTTGCTGACCAGTTACGCCAGCAGTATGAGCAACAGGTTGCGGCAGGGCTAGACCCTTATCCTTATCAGGAGCAGCTTCCTAAGTTCTTCCGCGCACAGGCGGCTAAACTTGCGGCTAACAATGTCCGCAGTATCTACGATGTCCAACAGCAAGATGGCAACATTATCAACACGGCTACGAATGAGCCAATAAAAGATGTTGTGTTGCGACCCTCTTGGGAAACAGACCCAGAGGCGTATAAGTTCCGAGACACGGTAGAGTTAGAAGAGCGTGGCGGTGGTAAATACACGCGATGGGGTAAAGACCTTTCGGTAACAGGACAAGGCGACTACGGACTTACCTTTGTAGATAACAAGCCTGTGTTCACGCCTTACTGGAAGGACACGCAAAACTTTAGCGTAGAAGATGCGGTTAAGACCGCTGCGGCTATTGCGGCTATTTACTATGGTGGACAGTATTTACTAGGCCCAGAAACGGCTGCGGCTGGTGCGGCTGAAACGGGTGCTATTGTTGGGACTCCAGGCGTATCTACAATTACTCCTGTAGCAACCCCATCTATAGGCGTGTCTACATTAGCTCCACAAGCCGCTGGCGCAACTGGTAGTCTTTTGGCGGCAGATGCAGCGTTAGCATCTGGTGGCGCACCAATTTCCACAGCAACAGCCGTTCCAGCAGGGCAACTTGCTTACCCTGCTGTAGAAGTTGCGGCAATTCCAAATGCCTCCCTTGCCCCAACATCATTTCAGGCCGCTTTGCCTGGGATGGGTATAGAAACGGCTGCTAGTGCTGCTCCGTTTACTGCGGCCCCAGGTTCGTTCCAAGCTGCCGCACCTTCTTTGTTAAGCGGTACTGCGGCATCTGCTGGAATAGGTGTTGGTGAAGCATTACGAACAGCGGCAGTCGCAAATGCCTTGCTTAACCCGCCCGCTATTCCACAGCAGTCTGGGTTACTAGGCGGTGGTGGACAACCTCGCGGAGTGGATTTTTCTCCGTTATACAGAAACACGATTGTCGGATTGCTCCCAGGCGCGGAGCTTTATCGTAGGTCTCTTATCTAAGGTAAAGATATGGCAACACTACAAGACTTAATGGGTGCAGGTATTCCTGCTGGATTGTTAGACCCCCAACAAGAGCAAGCACTACAAGAGCGAGCTAAGTCTCAGGGATTGTTAAACCTTGGGTTCGCTCTTTTGCAAGCCTCACAAGGTCAACCTGGGCAAGGTAAGCCGAGACTTGGGCAGATCATCGCACAAGCTGGCCCTGCGTTTGGTCAAGCCTACCAAGGTGCTTTTGATGAAACCCTGCAAAACATTGTGCGCGGTCAGCAGATACAAGAGATGCAGAGGAAGCGAAAGGCAGAGATTCAGCGACAAACTGCTATTGAGAAGTTGCGCCCGACATTATCTGAGCAAGATCAGCTTTTGTTTGAGGCTGCTCCTAGTGAGTTTATTGGTAAGCGCATAGAGTCTCAGTTTAGGGAGCAACCAGAGTCATTTAGGCAGCTTACAACTGAAGAAGTAACTGCAAGAGGGTTGCCAGCAAATAAGACATACCAAGTAAGCTCTAAGACTGGAAAAGTGTCTGAGCTTGGTGGCGGTGGTGTAAGCGTAACTGTTCCAGTTAGTCTGTCTACAGAAAAGAAATACGGAGAAGCATTTGCCACCCAGGTTGCACAAGAAGATGTTAAGTTGAGAGACGCTGCGTTATCTGCACCAGACTCATTGCGAACCATTGAAACAACCAAAAAGTTGTTAGATGAGGGCAAGGTATTTACTGGGGCGTTTGCTAATAAACGATTAGCCATTGCAGCTGCTGGCAAGTCACTTGGACTGACAGGGAAAACTACAGACGAATTGATTGCAAATACAGAGCAGTTATTTGCAAGCAGGGCAAAAGCAACATTAGACAATGTTAAAAACTCTGGGCTTGGTGCTGGACAAGGCTTTACAGACAAAGATCGAGAATTCTTGGAAAAAGCCGTATTGGGTAACATTGAATTCTCTATAGATTCTTTGAAGCGTCAAATTGAAATTGAAGAGAAGGTTGCTAATGGAACCATACGCAAGTGGAACAATAGGTACAAGGAGCTTCCACAAGATGTTATTAAAGCTACTGGGGTGCAACCAGTTCAGGCGAATCGAAATATAGAGGTGGACTACTAATGCCATACTCAATCACAACCAAAGATGGGATAACTTTGCGGAATATCCCTGATGACATACCTCAAGATGACCAAAGGTTAAAAGATCGAGTTGCTGCTGAACGCGCAAAGCGTGGCATGGAAGCACCTGTTCCAACCCCTGTTGCACAACCACAACCAGAAGACCGTAGGTTTGTTGCGGAGCAACTTCAAGCTGGTGCTGGCAAGCGGTTGAGTGAAATGGGCATGGGATTGCGTGGGGCTGGCTTGCGGGCTGGTGCTGCACTTGGAATTACATCTCCTGAACAATTAGCGCAGTATGAGCAAGAGGTCGCTAGGACTCGACAGGTTATGCCTGGAATGGGGCCATCTGGTGAATTGTCGCCTGAGTTTAGAAGGTTTAGTCCCGCAACAGGGACAGAGCTTCTTGGTGGCCTTGGCTTAGACTTAGCCTCTATGTATGGCGTTGGTGCTGCACTAAGGCCCGTCCAAGCTGCCGCTGGTCTAGTTCCACGAATAGGCCCAACAGTTGAGCGTGGCATACAGTACGGAAGGCAGGCCATAACATCCCCTAGAACCATTCCACAGGCTGCTCTTGGCGGTGCTTTGTATTCACAGACATTCCCTTATGAGTCAGGTCAAGAGGCGGCTGGATCTGCTGTTCTGAGCGCAGGAATGGCTGGAGTTGCACAACCAGCTTTGCGGGCTATGGGCCTTACTCCAGCTTTGGAGAGCGAACTTCCTGCCGCACAACAAGAGGCCGCAAGACGGGCTGTAGAAGCTGGTTTCCAATTTACTCCAGCGCAGATGACTGGCTCGCGAACTGGAATGTTTATAGAAGAAGGAATTAAGGCTCTTCCTTTGGCTCGTGGTGCGTTTACTAAGTTAGAGGATGCAAACCAAGAAGCATTACAAGGTATTGCGGCTAACGCAATTGGGCTTAAATCTGGGGTTCCTTTTACTCCGCAAGCTATGTCTGACGCTTATCAAAACGCATTAGCAAAGTACCAATCTTTGCAAGCCGTTCCGTCAATTAAGCTCGACAAAGCGTTTGGGCAACAAATAGATGCCATTCTTAAAGACCTCAAAAAAGTACCTGAGACACAAAGGCAACAGCTTGGTGTTCCAGAGGTTGAGTCTGTTTTAGAGGAATACAAGACATTTGTTAAGAACGCTATAGATGGCGAGACAATGTATTACGGATTAAAAGCGTTAAGCGACCAATTATTTACTGCTCAGAAGTCTGGGAAGATTGGTGCTGGTGCGCTCAAAGACCTTAGAAATGCATTTGAAAACGCAATTGAAAGAAGCATCACATCGCCAGCTAAAAAGGGTCTTGTTAGCAATGATGTGGTTAAGAAGTTCCGCGAGGGCAGAACTCAAATGTCTAACTGGTTTACAGTTGATGAGGCATTTAATCCCGCTACGGGCGAATTAAGTGGGCCTAAGTTGGCTGGATCTCTTGCACGAAAATCTAACTTTGGTGGACGAAATACCCCATTAGAAACTGCGGCTCTTGCGGTTCGTGCTTTCCCTCGTGCCTTGCCTTCATCTGGAACGGCAGAACGAGCAGAGGCGGCTGGTGCTGTTAAGCAAATGGCGCAGGCGGCTGCTCTTCCAGTATTAGGTGCTGGTGCTGCTGGTGCTTATACACAAGACCCTTATGCGGCACTAATGGCTGCTGGTGCGGCACAGACGCTTCCTGCTCTTGCGGCTAGGATTGCAACATCTGAGCCTGTGCGGTCTGTAGTTGCAAGAAGGCAGTTGGGAGCGATTGCCCCAGATGAGGGAATCCTTGCTAGGGGTATGCGTGAGTTTGAAACACGAACCCCAGAGGCGGTTAGATTTGGTTTAGGTGATCTTGCAAGGCTGTATGCAGAGCAAGGACAAATACGCGGACTTTTAGGAGAGTAACAAATGCCACGCACTAAATTTTCAGAATACTCAGCAACCCCAGGCGACAATACCGATATAGATGGTATTAACATCGGGGAGGGCATGGCCCCTTCGGATGTAAATAATTCGCTCAGAGCTTTTCTTAGTCAGGTTCGTGAGTTTATAGACGGGTCTTCTGGTGACACCATTACAACTGCCAAGATCGTAGCGACCACAGCGGAAATCCTATCTGGTGCGGATGTAACGGGAACTGCGACATTCAACTCTGCGGTTGTTATGTCGTCTACCTTAAATGTTACCAATACTGCTACAATGGGCGTTATTACAGGCTCTACTATTAGCGGGTCTGCGAACACTCTTACGGTGGATGGAACAGATGCGGTTGGATTCAGAAACACCCCTGTTAACTCACAGTCTGCGGATTACACAGCCGTTCTTGCGGACTCTGGTAAAACAATTCTCCACCCGATTGCAGATGACAACGCCCGTACATTTACAATCCCTGCCAACTCAAGCGTGGCTTATCCTGTAGGTACGGTGTTAACTTTTGTGAATCTGATAAACGATGTCACGATTGCGATTACGGACGACACAATGTATTTGGCTGGCGATGGAGATACGAGTTCTCGCACCCTTGCGGCTTACGGTGTCGCCTCTGCGGTGAAGGTCGCTAGTACGACTTGGATTATTTCTGGCAACGGTCTTACTTAAGGCAAAACCATGACAGGTATTCTTAATGCTTTACTAGGGTTCTTAAAGCCGGGTGGTGCTGGCCCCTACACAATCATCCAGACCTTTACTTCTTCTACGACATGGGTATGCCCTGCGGGTGTAACAGAGGTGGAGTATTTGGTTGTTGCCGGTGGTGGTTCGGGTGGTAGTTCAGTAAATGTAGGCTCAACATCTGGTGGTGGTGGGGGTGGTGGTGCAGGTGGCTTCCGCACAGGAACTGCTTTGGCTGTTGTAGCTGGAACTTCTTACACGGTTACAGTTGGTGCAGGCGGGGCATCAGTTGGCACATCAGCGTTTCAAGGAAACAATGGATCAGATTCTGTTTTCAGCACAATCACTTCTACTGGCGGTGGTGGGGGTGGAAAAGATCAACTAAATGGATCATCTGGTGGTTCTGGCGGTGGAGCAGGAGGAGGCCCTGCCGCAACTACAGGTGGTACAGGAACAGCAGGACAAGGGAACGATGGTGGTGATTCGGATAATATTGTTAGTGCGGGCGGCGGTGGCGGTGGCGGTGCTGGATCAGCAGGAAGTGATGTCACTACAAACGCAGGTGGAAATGGTGGTAGCGGTCTAACATCTACACTATCCGGGTCTACCCTTCCTTATGCTGGCGGTGGTGCTGGTGCTGGTGGGTCAACTGGTCAACCGGGTGGAACAGCAACCGATGGTGGAGGAAACGGCGGGACATATAACCCAACAACTGCGGGTAGTAATGGAACCGCTAACACAGGTGGTGGCGGTGGCGGTGGCGCAGAAACATCTATATCAGGAGCAGGCGGCTCTGGCATCGTCATTATCAAATACACAGTAACACCCGCCACAACGGTTGATGTTGTTCAGCAATTCAACGCAGACGGTACTTGGACTTGCCCCGCAGGAGTGACCGAGGTGGAATACCTTGTGGTTGCTGGTGGCGGAGGAGGTGGTACCGATGGCGGAGGTGGAGGAGCCGGCGGTTTTAGAACTGGTACGGGATTTAGTGTTACTGCTGGAACCGATTACACAGTAACTGTTGGTGCGGGAGGTACCGCCCCAAGTGGGGCAGGAAATAATGGTTCCAACTCTGTGTTTTCAACAATTACTTCCGCTGGTGGCGGAGGCGGTGGAACATATGCTCCAAACGGGACTGGTAAAAACGGCGGTTCTGGCGGAGGAGGAGGAGATGGACCCGGTGGTTCTGGAAATACACCAGCCTCAGCCTCTCCACCAGATACAAATGCCACTCAAGGCAATAATGGCGGCTCTGGTATTTCGGTACCAAATAATCAACGATTTGGTGGTGGGGGTGGAGCTAGTCAAGCGGGTGAAAATTATGATACTGATGGTCCTTCTCATGGTGGTGACGGTGGTAATGGCTCCGTTTCAACAATCTCAGGGTCTTCTGTAACCTATGCGGGCGGAGGGGGCGGCGGATCTTATGCAGGAACCGCTGGTAGCGGAGGTTCTGGAGGCGGTGGCGCAGGATCTACTGGCTCAAGTGCGGCTACTTCTGGAATAGTAAATACGGGCGGAGGCGGAGGCGGGAGTGCGGCGTTTGGTGGCGGTGGTGGCACAGGCGGCTCTGGTGTTGTCCTTCTCAAATACGCAGTCCCTTTATCCACAGTAGAAACATTTAAGTCCTCTACAAACTGGACGGCTCCTGTAGGCGTGAACTATGTAGACTACCTCGTAGTAGGGGGTGGTGGCGGGGGGTCTGGCTCTGGTGGACAAGGTGGTTCGGGTGCTGGGGGCGGTGCAGGTGGATTTAGAACTGGCACAGGCTTGGCAGTTACTTCTGGAACCTCTTACTCTATAACCGTAGGTGCTGGTGGTGCTGGTGGACAAGGTGGCCCGAGTGGCGGCGATGGTGCAAGTGGTATTGTTGGTTCAAACTCCGTTTTTTCAACTATTACCTCCGCAGGTGGTGGATATGGTGCGCTTGGCGGCGGTACAGGAACCGTTGGTGGTAATGGGGGTTCTGGAGGCGGTGGCGGGGGAACTGGTTTTGGTGGCCCCGGTACTGGAGGAACTGGAAATACGCCAGCATCTTCTTCACCTCCAGATACAAACGCAACTCAAGGTAACAACGGCGGTAATGGCGCAGGTGCACCTAATTACGGATCAGGCGGTGGTGGTGGAGCATCCAATACAGGAGGAAACGCTACCACTACAACTGGCGGTAATGGTGGTAATGGCTCTGTTTCAACAATCACAGGGTCTTCTGTAACTTACGCAGGGGGTGGTGGTGGTTCTACCTATAACGGGGGAACTGCTGGAACAGGAGGAACAGGCGGTGGTGGGGACGCAGGATCTGCTTCTGCTGGTATAGCTGGAACTGCTAACACGGGTGGCGGCGGCGGTGCTGGCGGTACGAATGGTTCTTTCCCTGCTGATGTTGGTGGCGGTTCAGGCGGTTCAGGCATCGTCATCCTAAAATACCTATCCAAACCCAATTACCAAATCTTCCAAGCAGACGGGTCATGGACTTGCCCTGCTGGTATCACGGAGGTCGAGTACCTCGTAGTGGGCGGCGGGGGTTCAGGAGGTGCTGGAATTGGTGGCGTTGGTGGCGCAGGTGGTGGCGGTGCTGGTGGTTACAGAACTGGCACAGGCTTCTCTGTCTCCGCAGGAACGACTTACTCTATTACCGTAGGTGCAGGTGGTACAGGCCCAACATCAGGAAACCCCGGTAGCAATGGGTCTAACTCGATATTTAGCACCATTACATCCGCAGGCGGTGGTGCTGGCGGTAGCGCAACATCTGCAACTTATGATAATGGCTCCGCAGGCGGTTCTGGAGGTGGTGGGCAAGTTGTTGGAGGTGGGCCAACTGCTACAGGTGGTGCTGGAAATACACCATCTGTTTCTCCTTCGCAGGGGAATAACGGCGGAGATGCTCCATTATCTGCACCGGGCTACGGTGGTGGAGGCGGCGGCGGTGCTTCTGCTACAGGCAGCAATGGAAGTGGATCTGCTGGAGGCAACGGTGGCGCAGGAGCGGCATCTACCATATCTGGATTGTCGGTAACTTATGCTGGTGGAGGTGGCGGTGGAGTGTACCAAAATCTTGCTACAGGCGGTTCTGGGGGTGCAGGTGGAGGAGGTGCTGGCGCTACGGGACAGGCTGGCAATGGTTGGACTACCCCTGCGGGTACGGCTGGAACGGTAAACACAGGAGGCGGTGGCGGTGGCGGTGCGTCAAACGCTAATAATGGTAACACCGGCTCTGCGGGTGGCTCTGGCGGTTCAGGTATCGTAATCATTCGTTGGTAAAAAAGGAGAGTTAATGTCAGACGCAAAGATCTTCAGGCTTTACGGCATCAACACGGCGATGGAGTTACTTCGCCCCGGCGCTAAATGGGAAGTCTCAAATCGGATTATTACCCGGTGGGATGACCCTAGACCGATTCCGTCTTGGGAAGAAATAGACGCAACGATGGAAAAGATTAAGGCGTTTGAAGAATCCATTAACACCATCTGGTTGCCCGAGCAATGGGCAGAACTGACAGGCCAACCCAAGGAAGCCGCATGATTCACAACCTATTCCCCACACCTGTTGGCATCTACAAGCTGGATCGTGACCTGACCGAGAAAGAACTTGGGTTTATCAAGGGCCAGAAGACTCGGCCTAATCAGGGCAATACGACCTCAGAGGACAACACCATCCTGCGGAACAAAGAGTTAACCAAACTGCGGGACTTTGTTGAGACATCTGTTGCGGATTACTTTAAGTCGATCCATAACCCCAAGCACAATGTAAGCCTCCGCATCACACAAAGCTGGTGCAATTACACCGAGCCGGGGCAATGGCATCACAAACACGCACACCCTAATTCGTTTGTATCAGGTGTCTTTTATCCGCAAGCTAACAAAGAGACGGACAAGATTTATTTCTACCGTGATGGCTTCCAGATGATTAAGCTACCGCCAGAGGAGTGGAATGTCTGGAACTCTGAAAGCTGGTGGTTTGAAGTCGGTACGGGTGATCTGATTCTTTTCCCATCGTCACTTACTCACATGGTTGAAACTGTGCAGGGCGATCAGACAAGGATCAGTCTTTCTTTCAACACTTTCCCAGTTGGTGTTGTTGGAGAAGAAATGGATTTAACTGGACTTAAACTTGAATCTGTAAAGGAATAAACATGGCGCACTTTGCAAAACTGGATGAAAACAATGTAGTGACTGAGGTTCATGTGGTCGCTAACAAGGACACTTCTGACGCTAACGGTGTTGAAAAGGAATACATTGGTCAAGCCTTCCTAGAAAAGCTCTTTGGTGGAAACTGGAAGCAGACCAGCTACAACGGCAACATCCGCAAGAACTATGCGGGGATCGGCTACACCTACAACGCCGACATTGATGCTTTTGTTCCTCCCAAGCCTTTTAACTCTTGGATTCTTAATACCGATTTGGCACAATGGGAAGCACCAGTAGCAATGCCTGAAGACGCTGGTACGGGTGAGCCTCCTAAGATGTATTCTTGGGACGAGGCCACAACTTCTTGGGTAGCCGTTGAGGTATAAAAATGGAAGATGTAGAGCGAATAGCCAGACTGGAGGCGCAGCATCAAGAGCTAATGCGTCTCTTGCAAGAAACCCGCGAGGACATGAAAGAGATCCGCGATGATATGCACGAGGTCAAGGCCGCCCTTACCAAGTGGAAGGGTCTAGGTGCTGGCATTGCAATTACTGTTTCTTGCTTCTGGGCTGTTCTCATCGCTATCTGGGGATTTATTACAGGTGGCAAGTGATTGCCGAAATAGCTGCGGCAAATGCGGCTTTCCAAGTCATCAAGACAGCTATAAAGAACTCAGGGGAGATCGCCTCTGCGGGTAAATCTGTCATCGACTACTTCTCTGCGACCAGCGCGATTGAAGAAGAAGTCAAGAAAACGCCAGAGAGAAAACGCTCCGACCTGGAAGAGTTTCTCGCCCTTGAGCAACTTAGAAAACAGGAACAAGAACTAAAAGAGCTTCTGATCTATCAAGGTCGCCCTGGAATGTGGGATGACTTTCAGGCCTTTAGAGTTAAGGCCAGACAGCAGAGAGAAGCAGAGGAAAGAGAAAAGATTCGTGCGGAACTCGCAGAGAAAGCCCGCAGAAAGAAGCTCCTAGAGAACATTATGCTGACCCTTTGGATGATCGTTCTGGTCGTCACAATTCTTTCTATAGCAAGTTTTGGCCTGTATTTATTTCTGGAGAACAGATGATTCCTATTGCTGCTTTGTTGGATGTGGGTTCTAAACTCATAGACAAACTCATACCAGACCCAGAGGCTAAAGCCCGCGCACAAGTTCAACTGCTTGAGATGCAACAGAGGGGCGAACTGGCTCAACTTCAGGCAGATGTAACTGAACAGCAAGAGCTTACCAAGCGGCTCCAAGCAGATATGTCCTCGGACTCTTGGTTATCCAAGAACATCCGTCCCATGACCCTCATTGCGATTCTGTTTGCCTACTTCTTATTTGCGCTCATGTCTGCGTTTGACTATGACGCGAATCAAGCCTATGTAGAACTGTTAGGCCAATGGGGGATGCTGATTATGTCCTTTTACTTTGGTGGACGGACGCTTGAGAAGATTATTGATATGAGGAAGAAATGAACTGGTCTGATTACCCCAATTTCTCCGCGCAAGAATTTAACTGTACGCATTGCGGGGCTAACGAGATGAAACCCGAGTTTATGGCTAAGCTGCAACAGTTGCGTACTGTTTATGGCGCACCTATGAAGGTGACTTCTGGCTACCGTTGTCCTGACCACCCCATAGAGGCCAAGAAAGCCCGCCCTGGCGCACACGCAAGCGGTCAAGCTGCGGATATAGGCATACAGGGTGCAGAGGCGCACAGGCTACTCAGAATGGCCCTAGAAGCTGGTTTTAGTGGGGTGGGTGTTCAGCAGAAGGGTTCAGGCAGATTTCTGCATTTAGATACGCTAGAAGGGGAGCTACGCCCCACTATCTGGTCGTATTAGGAAGCCCGCAGTAGTCCTCTGTCGTCACAGAGTATTCACCAGTTACCTGGATGCCAGTCACTCGCTCGCTGCTGTGCCGCGCTGTGGTGGCCTGCGGTGTAACTCTATAATAGTCTAACTGTTGTAAAAAAACAACTACCAAGCTGGAATATCGTCATCCAGTTGGTCGAACGATGTTGCTTTAGGTTTGGGCGCAGGAGCTTGCTCTTTCGGGCTTACAGACAGGCTAAAGTATTTCTTGCCCTCCATCTTCCCCCCAGGCTTGCCTTCCCGCACCCAGGCACTCAGCCAGTAATCCTTTCCGTCTACATTTATAGCCCCTTTGAAATCGGGATGGGTGTCTTTCTCTTTCCTATCGTTGCGGGCCAGCATCCCGCTGTTGGTGTTGTCGTAGCTCATAGCATCTCCGTTTGTGTTAGTTGGTCAAACATCTGGTCAACTTCAGCCAGAAACTTGGTTATTTCCTCTTCTAACCAGTCTATTTCCTCTTGAGAGGGCGTATAACGCCTTATAAAGAGTTGTTGGGCCTCTGGTAGCCTAGAGTCGTAGGAAACGAAATCTACCCACTTGCGGCCCGTACAGGCGCATTGCAAGATCATCTGGGGTTTGTGTTCTTCAGGAACGACACCCGCAAGCACCCACCCTATGTGAGTCGTAGTGTTGGGGCATTTGATCTCAATAAGACCGTCATCCACGAGACCGTCAGGGCTGGCCCCGCAATACTCTATGCGCGGGTGATCTACAAAACCAATGTCCTTTACTAGACGACCAGTCTTGAGTTCGTAGGCTTCCTTGCCCCGCGGCTCCTCCTCTATACCGCGTGTCATGGCGGGAGTAACGAACTTGTCCACCACATCGCCTGTAAGACGCTCACACAGGATTTCTACCTTTAGGGCTTTACGCTCTGCGGAATCATCCCCATTCTTGAGCTTCTTTACTATGGCCTTTGCGCGACTAGCTGTGGCCTTCCCGCACCTCTGGTTATGCCAAGCACCTGTGCCTTGCAGCTTGTTTTCTTCTCTCACAACATTTCTCCTAAGTTTTCGTAAAACTCTTTTTGGGCTTCTTCTGCAAACGCCAATACTTCTGGCGACAGGTCTGCGTGTTTAATCTTACTCCGCAGCCAGTAAGCATAAGAATCTAGCCCACCTCGTACCCTGGGAGCTTCTAGGTACATCGCGGCTTCCTCGGGCGACTCACATTTTAACTTTATTTCAATCATTCTGCTTCATTCCCCACAGTTGAATACAGGTGGACTCCAAGCGTGGGTCTACAGGGTTAAGCCGCAATAAGTCTTTAGAGCCTTGCTTATATGCTTGGATAACATCTGCGACCTCTGTGGAGTGGTGGACAGGCTCTTTCTCTGTGACCCTGCCATAGATCAGGCAGAGAAGAACCCCCATAGTAAATCCCAGTAGCCAGTTCATAAGAACATCAACCCGAAAAAGAGGATCATCAGGACTGCTACTGTTCCAAGTCCGTCAAGCGTTGCAGCCTTTGCTTCCTCGCGTCTAAGGCTTTGGCATACTCCATATCTAAAGATGTCATAGCCCATTCTTGGAGATGGAACGCTTCTTTTTGTATCTCGATGCATCTTGTAATTACCTCCTCAAGTTCTCGTGTTTCTAAAAGTGATTTAGCTGTTAGTTCTCGTAATTCCGCACATAGCGCGGTAATGCGGACTACATTTGCTCCGTGGTTCGACATACTTCTTCCTTTCTCTTAGTAAAAGTTTCCTGCATAACCTTCCTGTCCTTCTCGTTCATCCCGCCCCAGACAATCTTGAGTTCATCTAATGTCGTGCAAGCCATAACTGCTTTAGTCATTTTTTCTACTCGCGGGTCAGACTGGCTGGAGATTGCCGCGATAACCTCGTCCGCAGAAGCGATCTGCATTTCCTGAGAGCCATAATCCAAGAATCCTAAAGCCCTACCGACAGCACTCGTCTCCGCTATTTCGACATAGCTGGTCTGGTGCATCTTAGAGGCGTTGCGGGTCTCTAGTGCGTGGCCTGTAGCCTGGTGGACACCAGCGGCATCACAGATGTCACAGCGCATGACAACATGGTCTGCGTCCAACTCAATGACCTCAGTATGAATCTGCCAGTCGGGATGGTCGCTACGAAACTGGTGTATACGGTAGGCTACGGTTGAGTATTCTTTGCCGTGGATGTTCACTTTGCCATTAGTCATCTGATTCTCCTAGTGTAAATGTGAGTGGTTCTTTGCTGAACATATCTATCCGCAACTCGCCATCTTTATGCTTGATAACAAGCGTTGTGTAGTTGCTCTGGCTACCATCTTTGCGGTGCTGAACTAAGCACAATTCTTCTGTGTTGTGAACGGTCAAGTCCATTTAGATAACCTCCATGCTTTTGAAATAGAGTAATTCAGCGGTAAGTTGCTGGCTTGGTAAAACATAAACAGGCGCGTAAAGACCAAGAGCCTCTTCAAGTTCCTGCTGCCTAAGAAGGTCGGTTTGGTGAGCTTGCCCAGCGGCATCGTCATAGTCCTCCATCGTCTGTCCAATCGTAAAAAGGCTCGCTGTAATCAACCAGAAAATCAACTTCTGACCTGCGTGATTCCAAAACATTGTTGAAGTCGCGAATCTCCGACTGGGTAGTTGTTTCGTCCATCTAATTCTCCTCGTTTGTGTTTAACCACAACTCTAGTTTGCCTAGTTGTGCAAGATATTGTTATTAGGGAAAACCCTTAGTTGCTTAAATGCAACAGTTTAACTTTATTGTTCAAGTCTTTGTTTTGTAAACATATTGTGATAAGGTGCGTGGCATGAAACTGGTGACAAGATCTACTTGCATCGCAGTTTACGAACTGCTTATCCAGTTGCCCCCTATTAAGTCGTGGCATTTACCTCCCTCCGCAGACATCATTTTCTCTGTGCGGCATCTCCCAGACTTCTACGGTGAATACGAGCCAGGCCCGCACAAAATTACCATCTCAAGCGCAAAACACGCGCACCTCGATACTGTAATACGAACGATGGCTCACGAGATGATCCACCTCCATCTTTTTCTCCGCAAAGATCCCAACTGGGATAAGCACACCAAAACATTCTTGGATGCTGCGGCAAAAGTTTCTCACACATTGGGGTTTGACCCAAAGGAGTTGTAATGACAGCAGCAGCTTGTACGGATGAGCAATTTATTCAGTTGTTCAAAGATTTGGGTAGCCCGCAAAAGATTTCCGAGCATCTTGGGGTGACAGTTAGAACAGTCTATGACCGCAGGAACAGGCTTGAAAAAAGGTACGGTATTGACCTGCTTTCTTTCAATGCCAAACAAGTTTCCATGACCAATGTAGTCCACGAGCAAAAAGCGTATGTAGAGCTTGCGGACGGGGTTATTGTGGTTTTTAGCGATGCTCATTACTGGCCTGGGCCTGCAACCGTAGCTCACAAGGCACTATTAGAAGTCCTGAAAAACCTGCCTGTAGATATTGTGGTGGCTAATGGTGATGTGTTTGACGGAGCTAGGGTCTCGCGGCATGACGCACTTTATAGGCACGAAACGCCCTCACCAAAAGAAGAGGTAGAGGCTTGCCAAGAACGAATGGGCGAGATAGAGAAAGCCTGTAAGAACGCTAAGAAGATCTGGACTTACGGAAACCACGACACGAGGTTATGGCGGTACATCAGAACCAACGCCCCAGAAGTCTCTGGTATGCCAAACACAGACCTTTATGACTTCTTTCCTAGCTGGCACACTTGTTACGCAATAGATGTCAACGGGAATACTGTAATAAAACACAGGTGGCACAACGGAATTCATAGCACCTATAACAATGCTTTAAAATCGGGCGTTAACTTCTGCACAGGTCACTTACATAGGCTACAAGTAACTGCTTGGGGAGACTACACGGGGCGTAGATACGGTGTAGATACAGGAACCCTTGCGGAGATAGATGGGCCACAGTTTATGTATCTGGAACACAACCCAGTCCCGTGGGCGAGTGGGTTTGCGGTGCTTACCTTCCGTAATGGCGTACTGCTGCCTCCTGAGTTGTGCGAGGTTGTAAACGGAGAAGCGTTCTTCAGGTCTTGCAAGATTGCTTGAACTTTAGTTGTTCTGTGGTATCTTATTATCTGTGCCGTGGAAAGCACAAAAGTGGAGGCAGTTAGCCAGTTCCTTTTAGATCGGCCCGCTGCCAGTTTTTTACGCAATGTAGGCCTCCCGCTGGATTTCCACTTCATGCGGGTCGACCTAAAGGGAATTGGTGATGCACTACTATCAATTTAATATCGGTGACTACGCTAGTCATACCCGAAATCTTAGCCTCTTAGAAGACCTCGCTTACCGCAGATTGCTAGACGAATACTATCTGCACGAGCGTCCGTTCAACGCCTGTTCAACGACCGTTGCACGACAGATCGGAATGGCAGAACACAAAGACTCTGTTGAGTTTGTTTTGCAGACATTTTTCGTTCTTGAAGATGCTGGCTGGATAAGCAAGCGGGCAGAAAAAGAAATCGCGCATTTTAGGTCTAAGTCTGAGGCGGCTTCTAGGGCTGGTAAAGCGTCTGCTGAACGAAGGCTTAACGACCGTTCAACGACCGTTCAACCAACCAATAACCAACAACCATTAACCAATAACCATAAACCAATAAAAAAACTACCTGCGCCTGAAGGCGTGTCTTCAGAGGTATGGGACTCTTTTCTTCAGCAAAGACAAAAGGCGCGGGCAGTAGTAACTGAGACGGTTATAAAGACAATCCAGAAGGAAGCTGATCTTGCGGGCTGGTCTTTAGAGAACGCCCTTTCCGAGATTGTGGCTCGTGGTTGGCGAGGGTTTAAGGCTGAGTGGGTGAAAGACAAGCCGCAGGATAAACTGTTAACATTCGCGGAAAGAGATGAGCTTGCCAAACGAAAGAAATGGGAAGAGATGACAGGGAGAAAGTGGCCTGAACCTGGGCAACCTGTAGAAAGGTTGATGATCCTATGAACCTATCCGCGATAGATGCGCTGTGGAACAAGATGTTAGTTGTCTACGGTCAGGAGTGGACTCGCAAGTTTGATGGTATGCCTTTGGATGAAGTAAAGGGTGCGTGGGCAGACGAATTGCGCGGCTATTCTGTAGAACAGATCAAATACGGCCTGAGTATGCTTGGAGAACGCCCACCCAACCTTATACAGTTCAAAGAACTTTGCAAGAAGGCTCCACAGTATTTTGACTCACCACAATTAACTTACAGACCAACGCCAAGCGAGGAGAAGCTGGCTAAATTTAGGAGGGCTTATGAATGATTTTGTTGTGGTGCAAGACCACCCAGATATGCTGGTCTACATTGATTTCTTACAAAAGAAAAACGCTGAATCATTGTCTTTTTATCCCAAGCAAGTTTTTGAACGCGAAAAAGAAAAGAGGAGGCTTTTTCTTGGGTTATTAAATGGTCAACCATGCGGGTATATCTATGTTGGGGCGCAAGGACATACGGTGAAATGCCATCAAGTTTGTATTCAATACGATGCTAGGCTGAAACTTTATGGTGCTGCTCTAGTTGCTGCTCTTGAGGAGTACGCAAACGAAGGTCACGCAACATCTGTTTCTTTGCGTTGCGGGTTCGATATTGATGCCAATAAATTTTGGAAAGCGTTGGGGTATGAGGTTGTCGCAATTGTAGATGGTGGCGTTAGAAGGATGAGGAAGATCAATGTCTGGAGAAAACAATTGCTGCCAGAATTATTTGAAACGGTTGGTATGGAGCCTGCTGTTGGAAAGACAAACGCAACTATCTGGAGAAAAAATAAACAGACTGGCCTTATTACTGGCTTTAACAGGGGCAAATCTTTAGAGCAGTATAGAAAAATTATTATCGCGGATACCGTTTAGGAGGGCTTATGAAGCGTGACTCAGAAATAGAAAAGATAATTACGAGGAGTATGTCTGCGGCTGAGATTATGGATCTCACAGGCCATAACAAGTCTGGTATGTATCAAATTTTGAACAGGCTAATCCGTGAAGAAAAGATCAAAAAAATCGGCCTTAG